TTATCTTGTATGTAAGGACAATTTGACATGACAAACGCAACAACCTCAGCCGTATGGCGCTCGACAGGTGGAGATCAAACTCGTACAGCTTCTGCTGGTTCTATGCAGATGAGCGTACCGTTTTATATCGCTAACATCGCTGCAACAGCAAACATCGCTGCATCTTCTACTGATACTTCTGCAATCATTCTGCCAGCTAACGCAGTTGTAACTAGCGTATCTATTACTAAAGGTTCAACAGGCTCAATCGACTTAGGCTTTACACCGTTAATTGGTGTTGGTCCTGGTCAAACTACTACTTTGGGCACTAAAGTTCCACAAGGTTTCTTAGCTAATGCTACATCTACTAGCCGTGTAAACGTGCAAGTTGGTGGTACAGGTGGTGGTGCTTCTTTGGGTAACGTAGCTAACGCAACTAACTTAACAGTCGTTGTTTCCACTGCAAATACTGGCGCTGCTGGTAACGTTTCCGGAGTTCTGACTTATTTTGTTAGTACAAACGAAACTCAAGACGTCTAATTAATCTTACGGGGCTTCGGCCCCACTTAAATCTTTAGGAGATTAATTATGACAATGCAATATGATGTAAAAGGGTCGCATTTAAGCGGTTCTGGTTTTATGTACGTTGGTCGTACACGCATGAAAAATTTGGTATACCAAGGTAATGGTACTGCTGGCGGTATTGATGTATTTGATACTTCTGTAGCTCCTGTTACTTCAGGCAGTTATGGACGCTCTGGTACTACTGTTACCGTAACACAAACAGCTCATGGTTTAACATCTGGTCAAGAAGTTGGTATTACATTTGCTGCGGCTAGCGGTGTTTCTGCTACGGCTGGTAACTATATTATTACTGTTACAGGTCCTAATACTTTTACAATTACCGATATTAACTCTGGTACGATTGCTAGTAGCACAGCTTGTAACTACGTTTCAAATACAACCGCAAATATAAATGCTAGTACTAATAGGTGGATGACTAGCTACAATACTGGTACTGCAGTTCAACCCTTCCAAGTTATTTTTTCTGGTGAAGGTATGCTAGCAACCAACGGTATTTATGTAGTTGTTTCCAATATTACGTACCAAACAGTTCAATATGGCTAAGAAAAAAGGTCCCTCTCTTGCGATTGGTCGTGGTGAAAAGTTGCCTGTATCTAAGGGCGCTGGGCTTACCGCCAAAGGTCGTGCTAAGTATAATGCAGCTACTGGCTCGAATCTAAAGGCTCCACAGCCTGAAGGGGGTCCTCGTAAAAAGTCTTTTTGCGCTAGGATGTCTGGTATGCCAGGACCAATGAAGGATGAAAATGGCAAACCAACTCGCAAAGCAGCTAGTTTGAAAAGGTGGAAATGCTAATGAAAGACCCATTTATTAATATGGACGAAGCAAGCAAACACGTTATTGATTTTGCTTCGATTGCCACTGTACTAGGAACCCTTGCAGATATGTTACCAGCTGTTGCCGCTATTTTTACTATAGTCTGGACGGCTATTCGTATCTATGAGACTAAAACTGTTCAAGGTTGGTTAGGGAAAAACAATGCCGTCAACAAGTAAAAAACAGCACGACTTTATGGCAGCTATTGCACATAACCCTGCATTTGCTAAGAAGGTAGGAATCCCACAGTCTGTGGGTAAAGATTTTAACGATGCCGATAAAGGCAAAAAATTTAAAAAAGGTGGAACTATGAAAAGCGATATGAAAGAAGATATGGCAATGGACAAGAAGCAAGACGTTGCTATGATTAAAAAAGCATTTAAACAACACGATGCTCAAGAGCACAAAGGCGGTAAAGGCACAACTTTAAAAATGGCTAAAGGCGGTTCTGCTTCAGCTCGTGCTGATGGATGCGCTGTTAAGGGCAAAACTAAAGGCACAATGATCTCTATGTGCGGCGGCGGAATGGCGAGTAAGTAATGAGAGGCAGTCGGGGTATGGGCGATATAGCTCCTTCTAAAATGCCTAAAGGGGTTAAAAAACCCCGCAGGGATAATACTGATTTTACTCAGTACGCTAAAGGCGGAAAAGTAACCGGTAAAGGTGCTGGTAAGTCTGTAATTACTACTGCTGGTGGCACAGGAGCTGCTATAGCAAAAAAGCTATTAGCTAAACCCGGTTCTTTAACTGCAGCCGATACCCTTGCAGAAGGTGGTAAAGTTAATGCTGCCGGTAATTACACTAAACCTAGCTTGCGTAAACGTATTGTTTCTCAAGTTAAAGCTGCTGCTACTCAGGGTACTGGGGCGGGTAAATGGTCAGCCCGTAAAGCGCAATTAGTAGCTAAAAAATATAAGGCGGCTGGCGGTGGATATAAATGAGTGGATTAGCAAAATCGCAACGTTCTTTAAAAGCTTGGGGAGATCAGCAGTGGACAACCAAGTCAGGAAAGAAGTCGTCCGAAACAGGCGAGCGGTACCTGCCAAAAAAAGCAATACAAGCGCTAAGTCCACAGGAGTACGCAGCAACAACACGAGCAAAACGAGCAGGAAAAGCACAGGGGCAGCAGTTCGTGCCGCAGCCGCCAAAGGTAAAAGCAAAAGTAAAACCGTATCGAAAGGTTAAGTAATGGCTATTAAAAATTGGATTGCTAAAGCAGTTAAAAAACCAGGTGCTTTACGTGAATCGCTAGGTGTTAAAAAAGGTGAAAAGATTCCAGCTAGCAAACTAGCTGCAGCTGCAAAAAAACCCGGAAAGATGGGTAAGCGGGCTAGGCTAGCGGAAACCTTCAAAGGTTTCAAGAAGTGAGTAATTGGGCAGTATTTCTACATTTAATCAAGGGCGTTAGTCTTGGGTTTGAGATAGTAGAAGATGGTGACGAAAGTTTTTTTGTTGTAGATTTATTAATCGTAAGACTCGGAATAGCGTGGGAGCCAAATGGCTAGTACATCAGGATTAAGTCAATTTAACCTAGACCTTAACGACTTAGTCGAAGAGGCATTTGAGCGTTGCGGAAAAGAGCTACGCACGGGTTATGACTTGCGCACGGCCCGGAGAAGCCTCAACCTGCTTTCTATTGAGTGGGCTAATAGAGGTATTAACCTGTGGTGTGTAGAGCAGGGTCAAATCTTAATGAATACAGAGCAAGCTATCTACCCCCTGCCTGTAGATACTATTGACTTGTTAGACCATGTAATTCGTACTAATAATGGTCAAGGCAACAATCAGATTGACATTAACATTACCCGTATTGCAGAACCTACTTACCTCTCTATCCCCAACAAAAACGCTAATGGACGTCCAATTCAAGTCTATATAAACCGTCAGACTGGAAATATTGCTGAAATTGCAAATACTACTATTGCTACTGGATACCCCATATCGGCTACAGATACAACCATAACCCTTACAAACGCCTCAACTTTACCTACACAAGGTTTTGTTAATATTGTTACAAACGGTGTTACTGAGACTGTTGGTTATCAAAACATTGTAGGAAATCAGATTCTTAATGCTTGGCGTGGTCAAAATGGTACAACTGCAGCATCGCACGGTGCTAGTGATTCTGTATATACAAATAACTTGCCTTGCATTAACGTTTGGCCTACCCCTAATTCTCCAGGTAATCAATACACATTTGTGTACTACCGCTTACGCCGCTTGCAAGATGCTGGTGATGGTGTAAATATCCAAGACATTCCATTCCGCCTTGTAACCGCTTTAGTAGCTGGATTAGCTTATAATCTAAGCATTAAAATACCAGACGTAGACCCTAACCGTATTCCGATGTTAAAAGCAGAATATGAACAACAATGGTTATTAGCTTCACAAGAAGATAGGGAAAAAGCGGCTGACAGATTTGTGCCTCGACAGTTATTTTATTAAGGTAAATCATGCCTAGTAAATATGCTTCAGGTAAGTATGCGATTGCGGAGTGTGATAGATGTGCTCAGCGGTACATGCTTAAGCAGTTAAAGAAAGAAGTCATTAAGACTAAGTTGTATCAGATTAAGGTATGCCCGTCTTGTTGGGATCCAGATCAACCGCAGTTATCTCTTGGTCTATATCCAGTAAATGACCCACAAGCTGTACGGGAACCAAGACCTGATGTAAGCTATCAAATGTCTGGTAATAGTGGTTTGCAAACTGTTGATACTAATGGTAATGCTGTAGATCAGTTTGGATACCCAGAGGGTGGTAGTAGAGTGTTTCAATGGGGCTGGCAGCCTGTTGGTGGAGCAAGTTCTTTTGACACAGTATTAACGCCAAATTATTTGATTGCAGTAGGCGCAGTAGGTACAGTAACAATATCAACAACTTAGGAGTTTATTATGACATTTAAATCAGGTGCTAACGGCATTGAGAAAAAAGGTAAAACTAAGGGTAAAAACCTTGGTGATTCAGGCCCAACAGCTAGCGTACAAAACGGCGGTAAAAAATCTTTGGGCGTAACAGGCAAAGCTATGCGTGCAGTTGGACGTAATATGGCTCGTGCTAACAACCAAAAATAAGGTTAATCATGGCTATTGAGAAAAAAGTTAAAGTAACTGCAGCTACTAGCTACCCATTGGGTCATGCTAAAGAGAACAAAGATGCCAGTTCTTATACTGAGTTTAAGTACCCTACAGGTGGTGGTAATGATATTGGTGTATACAAGCAACCAATGCCTACTCCCGCTAAACATGCAGCTTCTCCAGAAGTAGTATCTAAAAGCGGTAACGGTATGGATATGAACAATATTTCTGTTGCTGGTGTATCTAAAGGTAATTACGCTAAAGAAAACCCATACGGTGTTGGTGTAATGCGTGGTTACGGGGCTGCTACTAAAGGTCGTAAGATTAGCGGAAAAATGGGCTAAACCCAAATGAATTATGTAGAACTGTACCAAGCAATACAGGATTACTCTGAAAATACAGAGGCACTGTTTGTAAATAATATCCCACGCTTTGTTAAAGAAGCTGAAGATCGTGTGTACAATTCAGTTCAAATCCCATCGTTGCGTAAGAACGTAACAGGTAATCTTACTTCTGGAAGCAAGTATTTGTCTTGCCCAGATGACTACCTATCTACTTATTCAATAGCAGTTGTTGATACAGATGGTAGGTACGTTTATCTTCTAAATAAAGATGTTAACTTTATTCGTGAATCTTTTCCAAACCCAACATCTACTGGACTGCCTAAATATTACGCATTATTTGGTTCTCAGTACAGCAATGCTAACGAACTATCTTTTATTTTAGGACCAACCCCTAATAGTTCTTACACTACAGAACTTCATTATTTTTATTACCCAGTATCTATTGTACAAGGCGCTATTTCTGGTATTGGTACTATTACCGGGGGTTCTTTATACACCAATGGTACCTATGAGAACGTACCTTTAACGGGTGGTTCTGGGTCAGGTGCAACTGCAAATATAACTATTTCTGGGCAAACAGTAACTTCTGTGTCAATTAAAAATAGCGGTAATTTCTACGTTGTTGGAGACTCGCTATCTTGCTCTAGTACTTATGTAGGGGGTTCTGGTTCCGGTCTGGTTATACCTGTAACTGCCGTTAATAATACTGCCGGTACTAGCTGGCTTGGTGATAACTACGATCCAGTTCTGTTCTATGGTGCTATGCGTGAAGCAATGATCTTCATGAAAGGCGAAGCCGATATGGTTAAGTACTACGAAGATAGATATACCGAAGCTCTTATGCAGCTCAACCGTCTTGGAACAGGCCTTGAACGTGGGGATGCTTATCGTGACGGTCAAGCTAAGATTAAGGTTAATCCATGATTCAACAAGGACAATGTACCGTCTTTAAAAAGAACTGTTTAAGTGCTTTAGAGAACTTTGCAGTTGGAACCCCATATACTTACAAAATTGCTCTTTATACCGCTAATGCCGATTTATCTTATTCAACCTTGACTTATACAACTACAGGTGAAATTACAGGGACTGGATATACGGCAGGCGGTAAAACTCTTACTGTTATTCCACCGCAGACTAGTGACTATACGGCATATTTGTCTTTTGCTGATGTTACTTGGAACCCCGCTTCTTTTACCTGTAGAGGGGCTTTAATATATAATAGTACAACTAATGCGGCAGTAGCGGTTTTAGATTTTGGGGCTGATAAAACAGCAACAAATACGTTTACAATAACTTTTCCAACGAATACTGCATCAAACGCCATTATTCGTTTTTCCAATTAAGGAGTTTTTATGCACAAAGAAACTGGAAGCTGTGGCGATTACGCTGTGGCAACATTACAAGCAAACGCTAATATACCTGAAGGTATGGGCATTGAC